GCATGTCACCCACCCCCCGCTCAGGCAGCGAAGGTGGATGGGGGGGCCGACGGACGAGCTGAGGGCACGCATCATGGACATCGTGGGCGGCCCGATAGTCTCGGAGAGCTTTGCATTCGGAGGATAAGATGATAGTCGAAATCGTGGTAGGCATCGTTTTGATGGCAGGGGGCTTTGCCCTTGGCCGCATAAAGAATTTCAAGAAGCTGGCAGCCATCAAGGCCGACCTTGAACAAGCCGAGAAGACGGCGGATTCCGAGATGGGAAAGCTCATCTCCATCCTGAAGAAGAAACTGTGACCGGAGGATAGATGATTCTGCCCCGCTCCAAGGTTGACGACGCCCTGATGGCGGTGATGAAGAACGCCTACAAGTGGCAGTATGCCTCCAAGCACCTCCAGCACTGGTCCCAGGTGGCCCTCCAGCCCGCCGTGTTCGTCAGGAGGGTGGACGAGGACATCAGCCAGAAGGCATACGGTGCCAACAAGTATGTCCTTTTGTACGAGATATGGGTATACGTCCAGGTGGACTGGCAGAATCCTGATGCCGACATATACGGCCAGACCATCAACCCCATCCTGGATGCCATCGACAACGCCATGGACGCCGGGAGGCTGCCGGACGGCAGGAATATCCTCGGCACCCCTGGGATAGACAACGCCAGGATAAGCGGCAAGGCCGACATTGCTGACGGGAGCACGGACGGGCAGGCCCTCATGGTCGTCCCGGTCCAGGTCTTCGTCGGCGGAAGTTAGATACCAAATCCTATATTGAGAGGTACTTCGCATGAGCACAACGAACACCCAGACTGACACCCTTTGGTTCGGGGCAGGCTATGTCTACGGCCTGGCAACGAGCGGGGGGACATCGGGCACGCCGGTATCACTTATCCAGCCGGGCAACTTCGCCACGGTGCAGGAGGCAAGCGTTGACATCGCCGTGACCATCAAGGAGCTGCGGGGGTCCACCGAGGACCCTGAGGACACCCGCTCGGCGAGCCGCAAGATTACGGGCAAGATTACCACCGGGCGCATCAACCTCAGCCAGCTCAACGACTTCGTGTTCGGCGAGGGCCTCACCGCAGGCTCCGTCGCCACGATGAGCTTCGAGGCGCACAATGCCGGAGCCGCCTCTCCCCCGACAGCGACCCTGGTCGTCACTCCCCCCGCTGGCGGGGTGTTCCTGATGGACTTGGGCGTCTGGTACGCCGGGACGAGGAACCAGTTTCAGGCGGTATCGACCACCCCGGCCGCCGCAGGGACCTACAAGTGCGCCGCCGCCACCGGCACCTACACCTTCTACTCCTCGGACGAGGGAACGGCAATCCTGGTCAGCTACCGCTACACGACCACGACCGGCAACACGCTGACTGTCACCAACCAAATCATGGGCAATGCCATCCGGCCGGTGTTCGTGGCCTACCTCACGAACCCGACGCAGGGCGACAACGAGCTTGTCCTGTACCAGTGCAGGGTGTCCAAGATTGCCATGCCCCTCAAGCGGGAAGAATACTGCATCCTGGAGCTGGACTTCCAGGCGTTCGCAAACGCCTCGGGGCAAGTACTCACATTTTTGTCCAGCGTATAAGTCCTGATGGGGTGTACGACCCCTGGGGACGCCAGTCCCCAGGGGGCTATCCTCATCCCTCCACCTGGCACCCAGTTCGGGGCAGGAACAACCCAAACCCAAAACCGAACGAGGAGACCTATGTCCTTTACAAGGAAGAAGAAGGTAGAGCTTGATGGCGTAGCCATCACGGTGGCACCCCTGACCTGCGGCCAGGCGGATAATTTCCTCTCTGTCCAGGCCGAGTGCCTTGCCGCCCAGCCCCCTGATATGAAGAGGCTTGAGCGGGAATACTATGCCTTCGTCTGCGATGGGTACAACAATGCCAACCCAGACGACAAGATGACGGTAGAGCGGCTGAAGGCAGAGCTGGACAAGGTTATGATTAACGAGCTTCTCAAGGAAATCAAGAGCATGAGCGGGCTGGCGGACAAACAGGGGGAAACGATAGCCCCTTAGAGATGGCCGACCTGAGGGGCCTGGTAACTACGGTCACGGGGTGGACGTTGTCCGAGTTCGACGCCCAGCCCCTCCCGGCGGTCTTCGAGCTGCTTGAATACTTCAGCGAGAACCCGCCCACGCACTTGATACAGGCAGCCAAGGCGGGGCTGGGAAGGAGGAGGAGGGTGAGGAAGGAGCTTGACAGGCCAGTGGGGCAGAAGCGCAAGGCGGAGAGCCTCAAGCCGGTGGACCCCAATTTCGAGAAGACCCTGCCCGACTGGGTGCAGAAGGCAAGGGAGCTTGAGCGCCAGAGGATAAGGAATGGCTGACGAGAACCAGATAATCGTATCTATTGTCGGCGATATCTCGGGCCTGAAGGTCTCAATCGCCGAGGCCAACACCACGATAGATGCCCTGAGGGGCCAGGTCTCCGGCCTGACCTCCAAGCTGGACACCCTGACCCCCTCCGTTACTGGGGCGGCAGCAGGGGTGTCGAGGCTGGAGAATACCGCTGCCATGGCCACAGGAAAGCTGGTGGGCATGGAGAGCGGTATAGGGATGCTCGGGGGCCAGCTCGGAAGGCTTGCCTCCGCAGCGGGCATAGCCGGTCCCTTCCTGCTTGCCATGATTCCCCTGGCAGCCCTTGCCGGGGGCCTCATCCTCTACGACAAGTGGCAGGAGCACCTGCTTGCCCTCTCCAGGGACCAGGCAGAGGTCAACCTGGTGCTCGGCAAGCAGGGCGACGAGCTGCTGGTCCTGGACGAGCGGTACGCAGGAATCACCGGCGGCTCCATGGCCCAGTATGCCAGGGAGCTGGCGGACATCAGGCTCAAGACCCTGGACCTCAGCCCCGCCCTGTCCGTGATAGACAAGCTGCTGGAGCAGCAGGAGGGGCGCTGGACCAGGATGGCCTCGGGCGTCCTTGTCTACCTTGCCAACCTTGCCCTGGTGCCCGCCAAGTTCCTCGGGATTGTCCCCGAGTCCACCCCCGCCACCGCAACCTACAGCTCGAAGGACGCCGAGAAGTTCATGGCGGACGTGCAGGAGGGCATAACCGCCAGCACGGACAAGAGCGTGGCCCTGGGCGTCGCCATGGACGTCACCAAGGCAAAGCTCAAGGAGCTGGACGACCTGGAGGCCAAGGGGACCTACACCAAGGAGCTTGAGGACAGCAGGGCGGCCCTCGCCCGCTTCTACGAGTACCTCAAGGACCAGGCAAAGAAGAGCGCCGACGAGCAGAGGAACATCCAGGCGGAGGCGCACAAGAAGGGCATCGAGGAGCAGATAAGGGGCGACGAGGCATACGCCGTCTCCCTGGCGAAGAGCAGGGAGGAGGCTGCGACCCCGGCGACCGTGGGCACTGTCTCACAGGCGTGGGCGGCCAGGAATGCCGCCATAGAGGGGGCGAAGGAGGAGAGGGACGCCAGGCTCAAGGCCAACGAGGACATGCTGGCGGACGGCCTGGAGAGCCAGCAGGCATACGAGAACAAGCGGACGGCGATAAACGATGCCTACGTGGACAGGGAGTACAAGGCCGGGGAGGAGCTACAGAAGAGGCTCAGGGAGATTAGGGACAAGGGTCTTGAGGAGGACCTGAAGCAGGAGAATGCCACTGTAGACGCCACGATAGGGGCCTGGACGAGGGGGGCGGAGAAGAAGGCCGAGGAGGCTGCCAAGGGCATCGCCGCACGTGGAAGGACGGAGGAGACGGCCACCACAGGTGCGGCAAGGACGGTCCAGGTGGAGGCCCAGGTGGGGCTGGTCAGCAGGCTCTCCGAGCAGCAGCAGCTCCTCGCTATCTATACCAAGGCGAAGGCGGACGAGGAAGCAAGGGTCACGGCCGGGATAGCGGTCGAGATTGAGCTACAGAAGGAGCTTGCTGCCATAGGCAAGGGTCCCGGTACCGTCGAGTATGGGACGAGCGTCAGCAGGATGGCGGAGATGAAGGAACAGCTTGCTGCCATAACTGCCGGGCAGGACAGGTACAGCACCTCCATCCGTGATACCAACCTTAAACTTCAGGAGATGCATATGACCTGGGGGAAGGTCGGGCAGACAATGAAGGCTGAGGCCCAGGATGAAATCGCTAAGCTCAAGAACATGAGGGACCACTTCGACCTCCTGGACAAGACCATGGCGAGCGGAATCTCCCAGTGGGTGGTAGGCCAGAAGACGCTTGCCCAGGCGATGCGAGAGGTAGCATCGGCGATTGTCCAGCAGATAGTGCAAGAGGTAATCCTGATAGGGCTGAGGGAGATTGAGAGCCACCTGCCTGGGATGGGAGACCAGAAGAAGAAGGACCAGCAGATGGTAGGCGAGAAGGCCGGGCTGGCGGCGGCAGCGGAGTTCGCCTCCGTGATGGTCGCCGAGCCCTTCCCGCTGAACGTGGCATTGGCCCCGGCGATGGCAGCAGCGGCCTATGCGGAGGCGATGGCCTTTGGCAGCTTCCAGAAGGGCGGCATCCACCCCGGCACAGGCCTCTACATGGGGCACGCCCAGGAGATGACCCTGCCTGCCCATCTCAGCACCTTTATCCAGCGTGCTGCCGCCCATGAGGGCGGTGTCGGGGGAGGGACCAATATCTATGGCGGAATACACTATGCCCCGGTCATTAGCGAGCCCTTCAATCCGCAGAAGCACGGCACGGAGATGGTGAGCTTCCTGAAGTCCAAAATCTCTAGGATGGGGGTGGCCTAGATGCTAGTCTTCCCCTTGTTTGTTACACGGCAAATGTCCTATTCGTGGCCTGTAAAACGGACTCCGAGGTTCAAGACCATAGTCCAGACCCCTGCCTCGGGCAGGGGAGAGGTGCGTATCCCGCTGATGCTCTTCCCCCTGTGGGACTTCCAGTACGACCTGAGCTATATCATCGGGGACGCCACCCAGTCCAACTCCGCCTGGCAGGTGTTCGTCAACTTCTTCATGGCGGTGCAGGGGGCCGGTCAAGACTGGTTATGGCTTGACCCCTACGACAACTCCGTCACCAGCCAGGCCATAGGGACGACCAATGGTAGCAGCAGCCAGGTCTTGACCATGTACCGTACCCTGGTCACCCCTGGCGGGGCCAGGGACCTCGTCCAGAACTTCCAGGGCACCCCCACCATCAAGGTGGGGAGCACTACCCTGACCTCAGGCCAGTTCGCCATCGACCAGTACGGGAACCTTACCTGGGCAGGCGGCTACAGCCCCGGCTCGGGGCAGGCGGTCACGTGGACGGGGGGATTCTACTTCCGCTGCCACTTCGAGGCAGACTCCCTGGAGGGCCTGGAGGAGCAGCTTCTCCAGGTATGGCAGTGCCAGGAGGTGAAGTTCAGCAGCCACCTGCTGTAGGGAGACCATGCCGAAGACCATCACAACCGAGCTACAAGCCTTCCTCCTCGGGAACGAGACGTTTGGCCGGGCCGACCTTATCTCTATCGCCATCTCCAACGGCACCATCCTGAACGTGGTGTACGGCACCAACACGGACATCACCTACAACGGGACAACCTACTACGCCAGCAGGTGGGGGGCATGGGAGCGGGGGGCGTTCACCAACTCCGCCGAGTACAGGCCGAGCGCCAGCAGCATGGACCTGACGGCCCTGTGGCAGGAGGCCACGGCAAGCTTCCCCAATACCACCGCTACCTTCATGCAGGCGATGGCAGCAGGGGTGTTCAACGGGGCGGTGGTGACCATCCAGACTGCCTACTGGCCGGGCGGCACGGACCCCAACGGCAATATCGTAGGCACTATGATGCTGAACGTGGGGCAGGTAGGGAACGTGAAGAAGACAGGGCGCAGCAAGGCGGTCTTCGAGCTGTTCGACATGACCTACATGCTGAACCGCCCCCTCCCCCCTTACCAGATACAGTCTAGCTGCCGCCACACCCTGTTCAGCCCCGGCTGCGGCCTGCTCCAGGCCAACTGGCAGAGCACTGCCGTCCCGCTCGATGCTGCAAGCACCCAGCTATGGCTTAGCCTGGACCTCCCGCCGAGGTACAGCGGCCACGGGTACAGCAAGGGGAACACCATCCTGGCGGGCGGCATCCCCTACATGTGCAGCCAGCAGGGGACCACGGCGTCCAGCGTCCCCTCGCTGCCGAGCAAGCGGTACTCCACGGCCGCAGACAGGACAGTCGTCTGGACCTGCATGGCCAATGCCTACACCCTGGGCTTCGTGACCTTTGCCAGCGGGCAGAACACGGGCTTCAGCGGCAGCGTCAAGACGATGGCGGTAAGCAGCGGCCTGGTGCAGCTCCAGCTTATCAGGCCCATGCCTTTCGCCGTGGCAGCAGGGGACACCGTGCTGCTGGTGCCGGGGTGCGACAAGACCATGGCCACGTGCGGCCTGTACGGGAACCAAATCCACTACGGGGGATGCCCGTTTGTCCCCAACCCGGAGCAGGCGGTGTAGCAATGACGGAGGCAGAGACCAGGGAGGCGATAGTCAGGGAGGCCATCGGGTGGATAGGGACCCCCTTTGTGGGCAGGTCGGCACTGAAGGGGTATGGCTGCGACTGCGCAGGGCTCCCCCTGCGGGTCTATCAGGCCGTGGGCCTTATTCCCAAGGACCTGGAGCTTCCCTTCTATTCCATCCAGCAGCTCACGGACAGGAGGAGGGAGGACACGACCTACCTGGACCTGGTCCTGAGGCTGGCGAAGCGGGAGGTTCCCGAGGCCGGGGCCAGGCCTGGGGACCTCGTGCTCTGGAGGCTCGTGCATAGCTGGACGCACGGGGGGATTATCGTGAAATGGCCATCGTATGTAATCCATTCCGTGGAGGGCAGGGGGGCAGTCGGCTCCCACGGGACAAAGGAGGGCTTCCTGCTGAACCGCCTCAGACGGTTCTTCACGCTGATAGGATAGGCTATGTCGCTCTTTGGATCAGGCTATAAGCAGACCCCGACAACCCTCTACAACGGCCTGAGGACAAACCAGGCCATCCTGGGCACCACCCTGCCCGTCCTCATCGGGCAGCAAAGGCTGTCGTGGATGTTGCTGTGGTACGGGGACTTCACCTCGGCCAAGGCGCAGGGCGCCAGCAAGAAGGCGGGCGGAGCCTCGTCCTATGTCTACTCCGCCGCCGTGGTCGGGGCCTTATGCATGGGGCCGTGCCAGGGCTTCCTGGGGGTCTGGGACTCCACCGGCCGCTACGCCGTGGACTCGAACTCCGAGGTCACCACGGCAGGCAGCAGCCCCTATACCCCCGTAAACTACCCCCAGTTCGCCCAGGATATCGGCGTGTCTGTGGCAAGCCTCTACAACGTCACTGCCAATGACTACGGCTCTCCCGGCCCGGCGACGCTAAGCGGTACCCAGCAGGTGCCCCTGGTCTATACCGCCAGCAACCCGCCCGGTCCAGGGCAGTACACCATCAACTCCTCGGGCCAGTATGTCTTCAACTCTGCCCAGTACGGCAACGCCGTCACTGTCAGCTATGCGTCCTACCGTTACATCATCCAGGAGAACGAGCTGGCCATCGTACCCCTCAACTCCCCCTACCAGGTCACCGTCCAGTACCAGTCGCAGTTCAACTCCGACAACGGGGTAGGATACTACCCCGGCGGCCCGGCAATGACAGCGGTGGGCGGAACGCCCACTGTGGCAGGCACCTACAGCTACAACAATGGAAACTACCTGTTCGCCGCCGCCGACGCCGGCCAGGGAATCTCCATCTTCTACAGCTACAAGGACACCAACACCGACGCCAACGCCCCGAACATGATTAACCTCACCTTCCTCAACGGGGCGAGGGGGCAGGAGCCATGGTCCTACCTGTCAAGCAAGCACCCTGGCGAGGACCTGGGCTACTCTGACATAGCCTGCGTGGCGTCGAGCGGCATCTATATGGGCTCAGCGCCCCAGCTCCCCCAGTACAACTTCGAGGTGGTGGGGCCGTTGGCCTTCGGGGGCGGCATCGTGGATGCCTCTCCTGCCGACGCCATAGGCGCAGTCCTGACCTCGGACGTGTTCGGCATAGGGTTTCCGGGTGCGTATATCGACCCCAGCCTGGCAGGGGACTCGAACAACTCCTCCGCCAAGTCCTACTGGGCGGCCAACAGCTTCTTCATCTCCCAGATATTGCAGAACCAGGACAGCGCCATGAGCGTCCTGGGCGAGTGGCTGGAGGCTGGGCAGTGCTACATCTCATGGGACGAGGGGAAGCTGAAGTTCATCCCCCTGGGCGACACCACGGCAGTGGCCAACGGCTACACCTACACCCCCCCTACCCAGCCCGTCATAGACCTGGACGACAACGACTTCGTGGCGGACAAGGAGGACCCCGTCACTATCGAGCAGACGCCCTGGCAGAGCAGGTGGAACAGGATAGGAATCAGGTGGTCCGTAAGGGAGAACGCCTACAACGAGGACACCTATCCCCTCCAGGACGATGCCTCGGTGCAGCAGTACGGCCTCCAGACGGAAGACCCCAAGGACTACCAGTTCATAACGACCTACCCGGCAGCCCAGTGGGCCGCCGCCATGCGGCTGCAAAGGCTGTCGGCAATCTACACCAAGTACAGCTTCACCCTAAAGTCCAACTTTGCCTTCCTCTCGCCCGGCGACATCGTTACCATCACCGATGGCCTGCTCGGAACCGCCGGGACCATGTTCGGAAGGACTGGCGTCCGCATCACCCAGATGACGGACGACCCGGAGAAAGGCATCACCATCGAGGCGGAGCAGTTCCCCTGGGGCGTAGGTACCGCCATCCTCCAGAACGCCCAGGCCCAGCTCCCCAGCTCTACCTTGGACGCTGCCTATTCCGCCCCGGACGAGACCGAGGTACTGGCCGTCCAGGTGCCCGCCGCAGCCTCCCTCCAGCAGTCGAACATGCTGTATATCTTCGCCTGCGGCACCGGCTCGAACTGGGGGGGGTGCGACCTGTGGTACAGCTATGACAACACCACCTTTAGCTGGCTCGCCAAGATAGAGGTGCCGGGCAGGATTGGCACGCTGGTGACGGCCCTTCCTGCCACTGCCGACCCCGACACCACAGACACCCTGACGGTGCAGATGGCCAGCCCGGACGCCACCCTCGCCTCCGTCTCCGAGTCCAACGCCGACGAACTGGAGACGCTCAGCGCCCTGATAGGCACCTCCGGCCTGGAGCTGGTAAGCTATGCCAACGTCAGCCTGACGGGCCTCCAGACCTACAGCCTGTCCTACCTGCGCAGGGGGCAGTACGGGACACCGGTCAAGAGCTTTGCCATCGGGAGCGACTTCGTGCGCCTGGACGAGGCCAGCTACCAGGAGCAGTACGCCCAGATGTACGTGGGCAAGACCATCTACCTGAAGGCCACCAGCTTCAACTCCTACGGGAACACCGAGCAGTCCATCGCCGACGTGGAGTCCCTGGCAGTGGCGTTGACGGGCACGCCGGGGGCGTTCAACCTGGAGACCGGGGCATCGAACGTCAACGTCTTCACCGGCCCGTGGAGCAACATCACGCCATACTTGGCGGGCAACGAGTGTACCTATCTTGGCGACTACTGGCTGTGCGTTGCCGAGAACACCAACTCCCCCCCTTCCCTGACCAACACCAACTGGCAGCTCGTGGGGAGCGGCTCGCAGTTCATGGGGGCATGGGACAGCAGCACAGACTATGCGGTGGGCGAGGAGGTCACCTACAACGGCGACCTCTACATCGCCATCGCCGACAACAGCAACGCCGAGCCTGACACGCATGCCTCAGACTGGCAGCAGCTAGGGGGAGGGCTCTCGTTCTCCGGCGCATGGGCCCCCTCTACTGCCTACGCCATCGGCGTGATGGTAAGCTACAGCAGCAGCATATGGCTATGCCTTGTGGCCAATACCAACTCCGCCCCCGCCATAGGGAACACCAACTGGCAGCTCATCGGCTCCCAGTCCGAGTTCCTCGGGGTCTGGGTGTCCGGGACCAGCACCTACCTGCCTGGCCAGGAGGTCTCGTACAGCGGCCTCGTCTACATCTGCCTTGTCGCTGTCTCGGGAACGACCCCCCCGCCCTCCGATGCGGCCCATTGGCAGCCCCTTGGAGGCCTGTCCTATGTGGGGGTCTGGGCATCTGGAAGCACCTACTCCGCAGGGCAGATAATCTCCTACTCAGGCAACACCTACCTCTGCCTGACCGGGAACTCCAGCACTACTACGCCCAACCTGAACACCGCAGACTGGCTGCTCATCGGCCCTGCCAATGCCAGCGCCCTGGCAGGCAGCCAGACCTTCCTGGGGGCCTGGAGCAGCTCTACCCCGTACTTCCCGGGGAACGAGGTATCGTATGCCAGCAACCTCTACCTGTGCGTGACGGCGAACACCAATACCCCCCCGCCCGGCAGCGCCAAATGGGAGCTGATGGGGGGCTGGCCGTACATGGGCCCCTGGAGCAACACCTGCACCTACCTGCCTGGCCAGGAGGTGGGATATTTGGGCAACATCTACAAGTGCCTGGTCTCCTGCACGGACATCGTCCCGACCTCCAGCACCACGGACTGGGCATGGCTGGGCGGCATGACCTATGCTGGCTCGTGGTCGAGCACCGTGACCTACCAGCCGGGGCAAGAGGTACTGTATAGCGGCGGGATATACCTCTGCATCCAGTCCAACCTGAACGTGCCCCCGCCGTCCAACACCTCCGACTGGGAGTACATGGGGGGGATGACCTTCCTGGGGGCCTGGAGCAGCACGGTAGCCTACCTGGTGGGACAGGATATCATCTATAACGGGGCAATCTACCGCTGCCTCGTCGCCAATACCAATGTCATCCCGTCCTCCAACGCTACGGACTGGGCATGGCTGGGAGGGATGAGCTATGCGGGGCAATGGTCAGGCTCGGTCCCCTACCTGGTCGGACAAGTCGTAGGGTACTCGGGCAACCTCTACCTCTGCACGGTGGCCAACACCAACGTCCCGCCCCCCTCGAACACCACGGACTGGCAGCTCATGTCCGCCACCACCTTCCAGGGGTCATGGAGCAACATCCAGTCCTACCAGGTAGGGCAGCAGGTCAGCTACCAGAGCGCCGTCTACCTCTGCCTGGTATCCTGTACCAACGTGCCCCCGACCAGCTCCACCACGGACTGGCAGTGGCTCGGCGGAATATCTTTCCGGGGGGCCTGGAACAGCTCCATCGCCTATCTCCCCGAGCAGGAGGTCCTGTACTCTGGGAACCTCTATATCTGCGAGGTCAGCAACACCAATGTCCCTCCCCCAAGCAACGGCACCGACTGGCAGCTCGTCGCCACCGGCCAGGCATACCAGGGAGCATGGAACTCAGGGACCACCTACCTTATCGGCCAGACCGTGTCCTATGCTGGCAGCATCTACGTCTGCCTGGCATCCAATACCAATGTCATCCCGAACACCAACACGAACGACTGGCTCTGGATGGGGGGCATGGCATATCAGGGGTCATGGAGCAGCTCGGCCACGTACTCGGTAGGCCAGGAGGTCTCGTATGGAGGCTTCCTGTACATGTGCCTTATCCAGAACACGGGTGTGTCTCCTACAGGCTCCCCCACCTACTGGCTGCTCCTGGGAGGGGTCCCGTACCAGGGGTCATGGAGCAGCTCGGCCACATACGTCCCGGGCATGGAGGCCTCGTACAACGGCTCGCTATACCTCTGCCTTGTACAGAATACCAACACCCCCCCAAACACCAATGCTACGGACTGGCAGCCGCTAGGCAGCCTGACCTTCCAGGGGGCATGGAGCAACAACATCGCCTATATACCTGGACAGGAGGTCAACTACGGAGGCTCCATCTTCCTCTGCCTGGTGGCCAACACCAATGTCACCCCCCCGAGCAATGCCACGGACTGGATGCCGCTGGGAGGCCTGTGGTGGAGGGGGGCATGGTCGTCGAGCGTAGCGTACTCCCCCGGCTCGGAGGTCACCTACAATGGGAACACCTACCTGTGCTTGACGGCCTGTACCAACGTGGCCCCGAACACCAATGCCAATGACTGGCAGCAGATAGGCAATGCGGCGGTGACGGCATGGTCCTCTTCGTTGGCCTATCTCCCAGGACAAGAAGTCCTATACCAGGGCAGCACCTTCGTCTGTCTGGCAGGCAACACCAATGTGCCGCCCAGCACCAACACCACGGACTGGCAGAACGAGACCGGCGTGTCCTATGTCGGGGCATGGAGCAACAACATCGCATATATACCCGGACAGCAGGTCAGCTACATCGACGGGAACCAGTACATCTGCACGGTGGCCAACACCAACGTCATCCCCCCGAGCAATGCCACGGACTGGCTGCTGGTGGGGCCGCAGAGCGTGTCGTCCATGGCGGGGGCACAGGTGTTCCTGGGGGCATGGAGCAACAACATCGCATACAAGGCGGGGAACGAGGTCACGTACACGGACGGGAACTACTACCTCTGCCTCCTGCCGAACACCAACGTCCCGCCTCCCAACAGCACGGCGGACTGGCAGCTAGTAGGGCCAGACTCCATAAACAGCATCTCCGGGGCCGAGGCCTTCCTGGGGGTGTGGAGCCAGGGGGAGAACTACGACCCGGGGAACCAGGTGGCCTACCTGGACGGCAACTTCTACCTCTGCCTAGTCTCCAACGGGCCTGCCGAGACCGCAGTCGAGCCGCCGAGCTTCAACTACAGGGGGGTATGGACGTCCGGCACCCCCTACAACCCGGCCAACCTGGTAGTGGACATATCCGGCAACTACTGGCTGTGCCTGGTGGCCAACACCTCCACGGTTGCCCCCGTGTCCTCCAACCCCGACTGGCTGGAGGTGGCCGCCCCCGGCACGGTGCCCTCTCCGACGGCCGTCTCGACCATCGCCTACAGCCCCTACTGGCAGCTCACCGGCCCCGCTGTCGCCGGGGCGACCAGCGGGGCGCAGGTCTACCTGGGACTCTGGTCGG